AGAAGCGCGATGTTCCGCCCGAAGACTTTGAAGCTCCAGAGATCACCGTTGATACCTCGGTGGCAGCAGAGGAGGGAAGTCCAGCTAACCCAGCAGTGGAGGAGTCCAGCGAGGAGGAAGAGTCTGGGGAAGAAGAATCCAGCGAGGAAGAGTCCGAAAGTGGCGAGTAAATGCACCAACAAGGATTGCTTTGATGATACTTGCAAGGGCGAATGTCAGGAAGAGTAAATAACTGGGCCAGATATTATTGTTTATGCTTGTTGCCACATGTTTAAACAAAGTGCTACAATGAACCCGCCTATGGCAGATAATAAGGAACAAATAGTACAGGCGGTGCAAATTCTGATTAACGCTTCATCGCAAGCTAGATTAACTGCACCGGAACATGACCAAGTTCGGCAAGCTGCTCAGCTAGTCGCAAATGAGCTTGGTTTAAGTGACGGGCAAGACAATCCTACGATTGAAATGCCTGACTCTACTGAGGAGTAATTAGGGGTGTGTTGGGTGGACGACTGCAAGGTGTTGGGGTCATTTGCTGTTGGCTTTGGCAACTGGATGCTAGAAATAGATTTGGTTCTTAAAGTAGCTATATCCTTGGCAACGCTTGTTTACGTTCTGCTACGCATACGAAATCTCATCAAATACAAACAATGAAATACAAATTGTATCTAATAGGGGCGCTGTTGCTTTTTGCAACAAACGTCAACGCGGGTTTGTTCGGGGCAGGGCTGAAGCCCGATCCGAACATTACCCTTTTTGGGCAAAAGCTAAGTTGGCCCATCCCAAGCTTGTGCATTGGCGCTAAAGCCGGGGTGCTTCCTGACGCTGGAGTTTCATCAGAGGGTATCAATTTTAAGATTCCCTATTTCTCTGTTGATTTGCCTTTCCCAACCGTAACCATAAAGGGGACAAATTCTGTCACCAAAGTTAAGATTGGGTCTGTAGAGAAGACAGTGACCAAGGAGGTGGAGAAGTAATGCTTAAATCAAAAACAACTTGGACTGCCATTACTGGCGCATTAGCCGGGGTCGCTGGTTATTTTACTGGCGAATTGGAACTGGGCGCTGCCGCGAACGTGGTAATCACCAGTTTGTTAGCCCTGTTTCTTAGACATGGGATAAAGAAAACAGAGGCTGCGGCTAAAGCAGAATAACTGGGCCAGATATAATGGGCATAATTAAACTGATTTATGCTATATTAAAAGCCGTCCCTGTATTGGGGCGGCTTTTTGATAAGGCATCAGAAAATGCAAAACAAAAGAAAGCGTCACAAAGGTATGAGGAGAAGCTTAACCTTATCGATAGTGCTGTTGATAAGTATCATCGGGCCGGGTTGCGCGACGACGGTGGAGTACAACAACGCAAAGGAACTGATGTCTCACCCGGAGTTTCCGAAAGCGGCGTTTCACGCACCAGACTTCACAAGGGCAGCACTCAAAAGATTAGCAAGCCTAGAGTACGAGCTAGAAAGAAAGTAGCTAAGAAAAAAACAGTTAAGAAGAAAGTGGATAATGCCAAAGAAAAAAGACCCAAGGCTCGCAAGAGCGGGAGTAAGCGGGTTCAACAAACCAAAAAGAACTCCGAGTCATAAAACAAAGTCTCACCGCTATTGGTCGCATAAAGTTAAATGGTGATTAAAGAGGAGGTGATATAATAATGCCAAACGTAGGTAAGAAAAAATATCCATATACTGCAAAGGGGATGGCTCAGGCTAAGACTGCTGCCAAGAAGTCTGGTAAGGCTGTTAAGTATGGGGGGAAAAAGAAAAAGAAGTAGTATCTTTAAGTCCCCGAAAGTTAAATTGGGACGGAGGTTAAACCAATTTTTCCGCTTGTCGGAGCGTTGGATATTATTAGGTCGGAACTCATCTCGCCAATCAAAGCATAGCTTAAAGAATCAAAGCTGTGCTTGTTGTCATCAGATGTAACGTACTGGCCAGCAGACTTCCCCTTTCTCAAGAACTTAAACATTTCGATTGTGCGTTGGCAATGAGCGCTAACGTGCAATCGATTTTGCATTAATAAATCCTTAATTAGCTTGACCCTCTGCCTAACTGATCCGCTAAATTTGGGCGCTCCTATTAGGTTAATTTTGCCATCGCTTGCAGCAGCTATAACCCTATGGTCGTATGTGTTTGCAGATGCCCTGTACCTAATCATGGATGAGTTATCTGACCAGTGAGTCCACCTGACTTGGTTCCCGATGTGTTCTTCCAGTCTTTCTATTTTATCCAAAGCCTCCCCCGCAAAGTCCTCTAGGCTTACGTCTGCGTGTAGCACTACTAATTCATCTAGCACTGACCACCTTATTCCATTAACTGTTTCTACTTTCTCCAAAATATGAAAGGCATGGTTCCTGTCTCCCAAATCCCACCCACCTATTAGTTCAGTGCATCCCTCGGAAGGCAAAACAACTTCCCACTCATCTTCTATTGGGCTGTCTACGTTACCGATAACGTGAATGTCTGGCTTGAACACCTTTCCAAAATGAGAATCGGTACTGCTTGCAGTCCATTTCCCCAGAACATATCTGTCATACATTTCTGGGTCTCCTCTGAATGTTGCTATCAAATCTTTTTTATCCCATTCAGATAGGTACGGGTTATCGTGAATCATTGATTCTATTATTGCGAACTGGCTGGCGTACTCAGGGTCTGGGTGGTCTTCTTTGTTTGGCTCGTCATACCAGAGTTTGTAAATCCATGAGCTAGTCCCCTCTTCTGCTGGGTTTGTGTCTCCGATCCACTGGTGTCTTCCATAGTCAAGTCCGGGGAGGCGAAGCTGCCCTTTGCTGATTGTGAATACGCAGTTGTCCTTGAAGTTTGAAAGCTCCGAGAAGAATATCATCGAGAATCGTGTGCCTTTAATTTTCTCCTCAATGTCGTGATCGTTATCCAGTGAATGCAATTGTATTTCTGTTTCGTTGCCGTGGATATTTGATATTCTCATGTAGTGCATCTTGGTTACGCCATCTACTTTAGGCGGAACTGTAAGCTCAAAGCCTTCAAGGTTTTCTACCCATTCTGGGATAATGATGTCTATCAAGTCGCTCCATACTCCAGACTTTGCATTTCTGATAGTCTTGCAGAATATTCCGACTCGACCACTTTTGGTTTCCCAGCAGTGTCTCATTAACCTATGTAATACTCCAATAGTCTTACTGGAGTAGCGGGGGCCACTTACGAGAAGGTATCTTTTATTGCAGTTAAATATCTCTAACTGCTTAGGGCTTATTGACGGATACCAGTAGCCACTAGCGTCTAACGGCATATGTGTGCTAATGTAAACGAATAGAGGGCATTATGGCAAATCAAGTTACGATAGACCTAAGCACACCGGAGATGAGGGAAGCCTTGGCAGAGTGCGACCCCGGAGAAACTCACTCCATATCTATGGAGATTACCGTTGAAGAAAAGAACGGGTCTTTAGTTGGGGTTGTTAATCCTCGATCTGTAGAAAAATATGGGGAAGATTACGAGGATGAAGAAGATGTCGTTGAGGAAGATGGTGAAACACCGAAGGCAATCGCCATCCTACTGAGCAAGGGTGAAGCCTGAGATTACAATAACTGATAATCCTGACTGTACTTTGAATTTGGATTTAAGTGTGACTGGCTGTTCTCCATCAAAGGGGAATGGCCTTCGTAGTTTAACTTACTTTAATAAAGTGACTAGGGTTGGGGATGCTTATGTTTACCTCAAGGTCTGGAAAAAGGTTCCGCGAGCAGTAAGGGATAAGGTTGTGTTAGAATACAACAAGGAAAGGCTGATGAAGAACAGCCCCAAAATAGTCTGATGATTGATTTAAATGTTTTAAACAAGCGTGGAGTAACCACAGATAGCCTCAAAAAGATTTTTGGAGGGGAAGACCGTGATGTGCCAGATGAGGCTATGCCTCTCTTGGACAAGATTAGGGACAGGATAGACGATGGTCTTCATTGGTGCATTAAGAACCACAAGATTTACCATGCTTTAGATTTGGCTTGGGACGCACCGTTCAAGCAAGTTAGCCCCACGTTAGCTAACTCAATACTCAACAAGGATTTAGATGAGGAAACTGTAACTAATGCAGTGCATGATTGGGGGTTAACCTCAATGCTTGAAGATGTTGAGGACTCTAAGGGAACTAGGAAGTCACTAAACATTCCTGTTTTCTTTAACGTATTTGTTCCCATTGTTCGGAGTTACGTCACTATCCGCTGGGCTAGGATGTATAATGATCGACGGCAGTACCCCTTGTTTAAGTATGAAATGGGTAAGCACACTACTGTAAATAAACTTAGGGAGGAGATAATTACAGATAGGGTTCAAGCCATTACCAACAGCTATGGGTACAATGAGGTTCTCAAGCAGAGCATATTCCAAATGTTGCACTATGGTTGGTGCATGCAGTTTCCTCAGGAGGAATGGCATTCTGAAAAGCAAGTTTCTATAAATTCAAACGGGGAGGAAGAGGAGCGATATGTGCGAGAGGGTATTCGCTACCACATGCCTCACCCTAGTCGGACATTCTTCGATCAAGCTCACAGGCCCACAACTTTCAATACTGACTCTGGTTGCACATTTGCTGGCTACTGGAGAATAATGCGATATGGGGATATCAGAACAAATAAAATGTTCTGGAATACTGATAAAATTAATTATGGCAAGACCACTGACCTACTGCAAAGTGCAAAGACCTACCTTGAATTGGTTTCCCCATGTACTATGGAGTTCCCTTCAACATCTAAAGGTGTGGGGCTTCTTGATAGGGAGAAAGAATTAGATAGGTATTACAGTAAGGCTGAAGATGACAAAGCTGTTCTTGTTACAGAGTATTTTGAAAAAATCATTCCAAGCGAGTATGGCCTTGGTGATTATGATTATCCTGTATGGTTTCGTTTCTGTCTGGCTAATGACGATACTATTCTACACGCTGCTCCAATTCCTTATTGTCCAGTTGTTTACTATGCTTATGACCCCGATGAGGGCCGTTCGCTCAATGCTTCGCTAAGCATGGAGATTGTCCCGTTCCAAGACCAGATCGGGAATCTCTTAACCCAGTACCTCTTGTCAGTTAAGCAGAACTTAGCAAACATTACATTTGTGGACACTGACCAAGTAAGCGGTGATGTGATTTCAAGGCTGCAAAACTGGGGTGAGAAGTTATTTAGGACTCTTAACTTTTTGCCTTTTAGTTCGCGTCAGCAGAAGTTTGCTCAGACAGATGTGCGAGAAGCTTTCAATAGTGTACGGTTTACCTCGCTTGATACCAATGGAATCGTTGGGGCTATGCGTCAGGTGATTGACATGCTTGAGAGGCTGCTTGTGATTTCGGCTCAAGAGATAGCTCAGGTTGCAAGCCATGAACAAACCGCAGAAGAGGTCAGGACAATAGCTTCAACCACAACTACTAGGCTGGCTTTTACGGCGACAGGAGTTGATGACGCTATGAATGCTTGGAAGGAGCAGCTTTACAAAGGGCTGATGGCATATGGAGAAGATGAGGTCTACGCTACAATCAATTCCCAGAATACCGTTGATGCCCTAAATGAACTAGGCTTCACCGTTACCGAGAAGGACGATGATCGTTCTGGGTCGGTTCGGGTTAAAGGGCAGAAGACAGCACTAGACCTTGAGACTATTGGTTCCTATCGAGATGCCCTAGACAGGGTATCGGATGGTGCTATGGCCAATGCTTTGTCTCAGCTTTACCAAGTAATAATCGGAGACCAAGAGGTTCGTCAGTCTATCGGTGTCGATCAAGTGCTTGATGTAATTAACCAGATGGGGCAGATGATGGGATTACCTAAGGACTTCAAGCTTCAAAAGATTTCTGATTCCGGTAGCCCTGAGCAACAGGAGCAAATGGTTCAAATTGCTGAGCAAATAAAAGCATCAATCATGGAGGAAGTTGGCGGTGCTATTCAGCCGCTTTCTGAGAACACGCAGCAAAACACGCAAGCGATCAGTCAGATATTGGATGCGTTGCAGCCTCCGCAACCGCCACAAGAAGAACAATATGATTCAAGTGTCGAAGTCCCCGGTGGAGGACAGCAAGTTAATCCAACTCCAGAGTTGGTTGAGGCAAGATGAGGCTTTTTTCTTTAATAAATTAATACACCAAAAGATTGCCTCGCTACAGGAAGAGTCTTCCCGTTTGCTTGTTGAAGCGAATGAGGATGAAAGAAAGCTTGGCGAGGCAAGGCACTTAGCCCACGAAGCATGGGATTTAAAGAAAATGCTAGAGCTTATAGAGGCGGTTAAAAAGGGTGACTATGATTTTTCTTACACCAGTATAGGTGTTACGGAAGAACTGTTATGGCATCAGAAGTAATAGATCAGCAAGTGGGGCTTCAAGCCCCTCCTAGTTTCATGTCCGTTGTTTCAGCAGCGGAAGAGCAACAGCAGCAAAACCCAGATGGCGACCCATTGGGCGCAATTTCTGGGCGGTATGCTGATAACACTGTCCCGGCATTCCAGCAGGGAGAGGAGTCGCCCCCGGAGCAAGTCCAAGAAGAATCTGCTGAAGAGGTTTCCGAGGACTCAGAAACCAAATCTGATTCTGAAGAGGCGGCTTCCAAGATGATGGAAAGGCTTGGCTTTAAAGAGCCTTCAGCAGAGGAGGCAGCAGAAGAGCCTGAGCCTTCTACTGAGGAAGTAGTACCGGATAACGATACTACAGAAGAAGAGTCGGTTGAAACTGAAGAGCAAGCTGAGGAGAAGCCCAAGAAGCCTAGAAAGAAAAGGGCTAAAAAGAATTTTGATACAGAGGACATCAAAGACATTATTAGGGAAACTGCTTCGTCTGTAGCTAATGCTGCTCAGGAAGCTCCTCGCACTGAAGCCCCATTGGAGCAGCCAAAGGCTGATGAAATAGAGGCGCTAAACCAATCTGATCTTGAGGTGTTTTCTGAGATGGAAAACAACCCTAAGTACAAGGGCATTAGGTCTAAGTATAAAGAATACCTTGTTAGTCTTAATGATTACAAGAAGCAGTGGGTTTCCGATAATCCCGGTGTAAGGTTCGATGCGTCTGATGATGAGCATGCTGATTTCATTGAGGGGAGAATGCCAGAGTTTGATGATTCTGATTATGATGACGCAAGAATACAGGCTAGGGCTAAGAAGATTGTTGCTGAGTCTGAGCAGCGGTACAAATCTGAGTTGGAGTCAATCAAGTCTCAGGTAACTGAAACTCAAATTAAAGATCAGTTAGAGGCTGGAACCACTGAAAGCATTGCTTCTGTAGTTAAGTCAGTTGGAGATGACTACCTTAAAGTAGTCCAAGAGCAAGGCGGCGATGCCTTAAAGGATACAGACCCTATTGCTCACGATGCAATTAATAGCGTCATTGGGAACAGTGAGAAGCATTTGTATGAGCTAGAAAAGCTTTCTCACAAGGATCGTAGGTTTGGCATTGATATAAACAACCCCGTCCATAAAGAGATAGTGGATTACGCCCTTGGAAAAGAACGAGAAATTGCAGCCTTGCCGTCTTCCCAGAAAACCCACAATGGTAAACAATTTGCCACAACTGAAAGCTGGATGAAGATGAGCCAGCAACAAAGAGATCAGCATTGGAGGCTTGAGCCGGGGCATATTAAATCAATGTATGTAAACGATCTTGGTCAAACAGTTAACAATATAATTAAAACTGAAAAAGAAAAGTTAGAGCGTTACTCAAAGTTTACTAATGGGAAAAAAAGTTCCCCTAAAAAGAAAGCTCAAACTCAGACTTCAGTAAGGAATACCAGTAATAAACCATCAAGTCCCAGTTTATCTGGAGGAACCCATAACGTATCTCCATCTGGTGAAACAGGGGATGTAAATGTTGATAACCAAAAAAACTTAAAAAAGTTTCTTTGGGGGTGATATAATAGATTAACTCTTTTTACGGGAGGAAAATACTATGGCAACTGTAAAATATACTGCTACGTCTGCTGGTGGCGCTACGCCTACTCCAGCTAATCCGCATGGTGGCTTTGGGACTAACCAAGCCAACATCATGTCGGACTCAAAGTGTAATGCTAACGCCGCTATCTGGAATAGCTATAACACTTGCGGAACGATAACTAGGTCTAACATTGGCCTCGCAACCCCAGCAGACCTTGACGATATCTTCAAGGACACTAACGGGAACTATCGTGATATGAACCACTTGCTTACTGCTCAGATGGAGCTAAAGACTTGTGGGCAGCGTCAATACGGAATGTATGACTGGTTAATGTCTGGTGCTAAAAGCATGGGCAATATGGTTAACACTAAGAAAGTCCAAGGTGGCTCTGCTGAAGTTGACCCGTTTATTCTTGCCGCACAAAAGGACATTATTAAGGACAACTACTGGAGGGTGGAGCGCATCTACACTTCTGGGGGTGCTGGCAATAAATACAAATCAGTTAATTCTAGCAACGCTTTAGTTGCGGAACATGCTGATGGGCAGTTAATTGCTACGCCGGGTGCTGATAATAAAGATTACAATATCTTAAAGCTCAAAGCTCCTAGCAACGGTAATCAGCCGATCACGGCTCAGTATTTCCCGAAAGGCGCTCACTTGTTCATGTTTGCTAAAGACACTAGCGGCGATTCTTTCCGCTTAGAGTTTGAGGTTATTCAATCTGTTGGTGGCTTGGTTGAGTCTGATAACATTGCTTATCTTTCTGCTGATACTGAATTCGTTGATGTTGAGGTTAAGCTTATTGGCGGCTATGGCGGTGGTGCTGCGGTAACATGGGATGCTGATATGGCTTCGGGTACTTCAAAGGAGATATCTAAAGCTAACACAGCATTGGTTGTCCAAGGCGTAAACAATATTAACGACTTTGAGAGATGGTGTGAGAACCGCCCAGCCCTCAACACGTTGAAACATGTTCCGTTTTGGTAT